AAAACAAATTCCCACCCCCTGTTTTTGGCCGAGTTGATATTCGAGAAATAACAACTGGCATAACCATTTTTATCATGAGTTGGCAATACCATCATCTTAAACCAACCCGACACACTCCACGGCTTGTCTAAATCGTAATTACATGCAGTGGCCGAAGCAATGTAGTTAATGTGGGCAGGCGTCCCATCGAATGCTAAATAATAGCATTGTCCAACCTTGCCTGTTTGATTTCGTAACGTCAGGATGTTATTGGTATTGAATTTCCCTGTAGCATCTTTTGTAACCGTGGAAGAATCCTCACAATGATACATGGTCACGCATCCTGTGTTGATGTACATGGTGGAGTCATAAGCCAAAATATCCCCGGAACCGGTTTTAAACGTGAAAACCCGATCCGCCGTATTTTTTGCGGTGTCAAGCCAACGCAAGTAATTGCCGTTTGCAAACACCTCATTTTTAAGTTGCGTACCTAAACTGTTATAAACCCGAATGTCTCTTTTATCAGAAGCGGAATTGTTTTTAAATACAGACGATAGAATCGATGTTGGTATTGTGTACAAAAAATTACTATCAACCGCACCAAACGCCAGACTATCAACGGTCACGGTTTGCTGAAATCGTAAAGGCTGTATTAACTGATTTTTGTGTACTTTACAGTAGGTATTCTGCATTAGATACATATACCTACCATCATCAGAGAGAACCATAGGAGCCCAAATTATACCACCTCCATCGGAAACTTTAGCAACCCATAACCAAGACGATCCTGAATTGGTAGAAATCAAATAGCCGTCACCGCACCCTGCCCCAATGTTGATTTTCCCGTCACCCGACATTGACATGCATTGCAGACCGGAAGTGGTCTGAGCAGAACTATCAAAGGTCACTCCGGTATCACTGGAATAGTAGGCTTTACCAGCTACCGCTCCTATTAGACCACAACCAAGAGTGATATGCTTTGCATTAAAAGATATATCGCTTGAATAGATACCCCTGGTGTGCCCGGTTTTGTAAAACAGTAATGAAAATGTCGTACCTGTATCTTTACTAATAAAAACAGAATCATTATATAATAGTACTATTTGATATACTCCAAGCGAGTCCATCGCTCCCTTATATGCGATGAAGCTATTATCAAAAGTAAACGTTTGCGTCCAAGTGTTTCCGGTATCCTTGGAAACATATACTTTAGTCCCTTGCGCCGCCACGCTTCCTCCGGACACGGAAACAATATTGCCGTAGTAGCTGCACATTAACTTGTACGCGTATGCCCCTGTAGCTATTTTTTTAGATGTCCAGGTTGCGCCGGAATCTTTAGAAATGTAAATACTATCAGTCAACTTCACCATGAATTGGTATTTCCCGGCTTTTGATACTCTGCAACCTGTCCATGATCCGGTGGTTTTTACCGAAGCCCAGGTCACACCGTAATTAACGGATCGTTTCGGTATCCCAACTCCTGCACACAGCAGATATTTACCGGTTGCGTCACACGATAAATAACTCGAATTTATAGACGAGTCAACAAATACCTGAGTCCATGCCGCACGAGTATTATAAATCTGGCTCCAAGACAAAGCCAGTGCTGTCAAAACCAGTAAAATTGTTTTCATCATTATTCCTTTTTAGTTTCGTCGAATTTCTCCGTTGAAGCGGCTACACCTTTCCAGAAACCTATACCAAGCAACATGGTCCCGACAAATTTAGCCAGAGCTGTTCCCAAATCGTCAAAGCTGGGCATGACTCCCCCCGACGTTAAAAACTTATCACATCCGCAAAACGCATAGCCTAAAATTACCACACAAATCACCGCAGTTGCGGCCATACGCATGATCCTGTCCGAACTCTGTACCCCCGGCTCGCTCTCATACCACTTTGTCATAACTACTCCTTTACATTTCGTTAAAAAAATTAGTTAATATATTGTCTATTTGTTCAGTATCTTCATCTTGCCATAACAGGAAAATACGCGGATCGATACGCTGCGATCCATCAGAATTGTGCGTCCCCTGATCCTGAAATTTTCCATACGGCCTATTGTCGGCGACGAGTATCTCATGTTTCGTTACATGCGCGTTTACTGAACGCACCATTTTATTTGTCTTCATCAACAGCAGCCAATCGCCACCAGTCTTGCGCTCCCTCCACGGTTCCGGCCTGCCTTGCTCAATAAAGTTTTTCATCACGCTACCGACCATGACTGTCGCTATTTCATGCAATGGTAATTCACGCCTTTGTAAATTGTCAAAGAGGATCATCGCTTCCTTAATGTCAGTTTTTACTATCATTTTATTGTTTCCAATTTACCTAAAACTTTATTGAGATTCTCATTTGTTTTTTCCAAGGTTTCAAAAACTTTATTGAATTTGATTTCATTGTCCTGCTCATGCTTTTTAATTTCTTCTTTTGTTTGAATTATTTCCGTCTTAACCGCCACTATTTCAATGGGCAATTTTTGATAATCTTGAAATATTGTCACACAAAGAGAAACGCAAACAGTTGATAAAATTCCTATGGAAATATGCCTCCAATCAAAAAATAGATTTTTCGTTTTTGATGTCATTTTGTACCGCCTATGAATTTGGATTTGTCAACAGCATCTTTTGTTGATGTATTGACAGCTTGATCTTTTGTCTCTATTCCCTTTTTGGCAATTGCCTTATTATCAACTCCGGGCGCTGTCGGGTCGTCCGATATTTTTGTATCGGTAATAGGTGCGACGACGTTCCCCTTTGAGCCGGGATTCAATTCCTGGACCGGTTCACCCATTTCGAACTCTTCTTTGTTAAGTCCAAAGGTCCGGCAAATATACGCTTTCCCTTTTAACCGCACGCCTCCCTTTTGTAGCATGACTAAAATTTCCGCTTGGTCTTTAGTGCCGGGATAGTTTTTGTACAGTTTAAATGCGGGCAATGACGTCCCAAGTGGGAAATTATACCAGGCAATCCACTCTATCAACTGATTCCAGGACGCTTCCAACATTCGGATGTCGGATTGTATAATATCGTCCCGGACACCTGCTAGCGCAGTCGCAGCGGCGAAACTTCCGCCTTTGATTTCCGCACTCATGTTGTTTCCCAAAACCGCCATATCGATTTCGCGGTTCATCATGTCAAGCGCTGAATTGAAATTTTCAACACTATGGCTATTGCTTGCCATTAGTGGGTTTATCTTAGTGTTGTTCGGATGCGAAAAAATACCATCCTCAAAAGTTTTTTTCAAAACATCAATAGCCGAATCCTGTTTATCTTTTGACAATCCGGCCTCATATTCGAAATCAAGCCAGGGCATTCCATATTTATTGCAATACCTCATCATGTATTTCATTATCATGTGTCGAAATTTAACCGGCCAGTAAATCGAATTTGCAAGTGCCTCTTGTCCGGCATACGGGTCTTGATATGTCGGGTTGTACCGTGTGACAATAACTTTACGTGGAGGCAATGGCTCTCCCAGAGTCATATTATGCTTTGTAACATAATGTAATTCATTCAATTCATTATAGACAAACCAACGGGGAGATTTTGGAACGATATTTAATGGCACTATTTTCTTGTCAACTACATTCCATATTACTTCCGAGGGAATATAACCATAAAAAGGCGCAAGCATCATTCCTGACATTGCCTCATATACATGCAACTGTTTAAAAATGGTAATTACCAGATTATAAAAATCATCCGGCGCATCCATTTGGTCAATTGTCCAGTGCAGGGACATAGCGCCTGCACGGCGGTTATTAAACGCGGCTTTAACCCTTCCGTCTTCGAGTAGTTCATCCCATATTTTAATATTAGTATTGAGGTGTCCAAGAATCGTTGATGGAGTAGGAAGAGCAAGCCCGGTTAAAAAATAATCCCAGACCGTTGCACGGGTTACTATTTCGTCAGTATACGGTTTGTGAGATTCTACTTTAAACCGTTCATCGGTTTGCGGATCGGTATACGGTGGATACGGAGTAAAACCGGTTTGGGTTTGTATGTGTCCATAGTCAAAAGGTTTTTTGAACTCTGCCATTATATTCTATACCCTTCAATTTCAAATTCTGGTATTTTATGTGATCTATTCGCGGTCATGGCATTCTCTAATTTTTTACCATAGAGTAATGCTTGACTTATTGTGTCAACGATGTCTTTTCGGTCCGCAATTGGAAATACGGTGCATTGATTGACAAGATCAATATTCCACCCAGCCCTTAAAAGAATAACACGCCCTGCCTCGATCATTGGAGACACAGCGGAAGCGCGGGCAATTTTGTCCCGATCTTCCGGGTCGAATTCTCTGATTATATGATTAGGCAACTCCTCTTTAAGAGTTTGAATCAATGAATGCCCGCTTGCCTTTTTCTCAATCAACGAAAAATCGGGCTTGTAATATTCAATTACTGCCTTAGCCTTTTTGACAAGTTCAGGGTATTCATATTTTCCGTGTAAACAGTTTACAATATAATAAAAATCGTTGTCGGTTTTCTGCCATACTGTTATCGCGGATTCCGCGTTGTCGTCGCCCTTTTCGAATGCGGTATCAAAACTAAGATACGTGCATTGGATATTTTTTTCAGGCACTTTGTCGGTATATCTCCACCATGCAGGATTGATAATTTGCACGTCGGACACGTTTACAAATTCACCACGAATTTCCTGCGCCCGCAATCGCGAGTCTATGTCTTTTTCCAGTTCTCTTATGTCTTCCTCGTCAAGCAATGGATTGTCATAAGAGGAATATTTGAAACTCTGATATTTCGGATCATAGAGTGGATGTCCTTTTTGTCCCTGGCAGTACATCCGATAGTATAAATTCTCATTGCAGTTTTTATCGATAGTTCCTCTAGGTGTCCCAAATAGAAAGCAGCGGGAATCTGCGAAGTCAAGGAACATCGGCTTTATGTGTTGATTCCAGATTGTCGGGGCTTCGAAAAGCTGTATACCTGCCTCGTTTACATATCCGTATTTATAACCAAAACCGACGAGTAGATCGGGTCTATCCCCTGATGCAAACACAATAGACGAGTCCATTATTTTCAATTCTCGCTTTGTAATCTGCCAGTCCCACAAGTCAGGATGCAATTTGTTCATGATGGGGAGAAAATAATTTTCAACGTATTTCATGACCTGGTTATATGATACTTCTATCCAAATTGACCGAATTTTCCTTTCCTTTAACGATGATTTAATAGCCTTCCTGACAGCGCCTTCGGTTTTCCCCGACCGTCTACCAGCCGAACATATCACATATTTCGCAGTAGATAGACCGTAAACATCGTCCTGCATTTCGGTCTTGTCTAAAAATAAGGGTCCGCCGTCAACTGTTGCGCTTCTGCTCATGGTCTTTCTCTATTATTCGTTCGACTATTTCCAACTTCCACTCTGTATCATCCGGGCGTGAATCTTTGAACCCGGCTTTACTTTCCAGAAACAATTTAATAGCGTAATAATTGCCTTTATCAATCATCATGTGTAACCTGGCTACTACGTCATCCGCAATATTTTCATTGATAATGTCTATTTCCTTGCGAAATTCTTTATTTTTCATCAACCAGATATTTACAACATCCCGATGTATCCCGGAAGCCTCTTCCGCTTTGCGGCGGTGTCCTTTGTTTTCGTAATAGGCTTTAAGATATTTGCCCATTATATCTTTTATTTTATCCGGTCTTGCCATGTTTACATTATTTTCCGGTCTGTTTTTATTGTGTTTACTATCGTGTTTACACTATGCATTTACATCAGGAAATTTCATAGTATCAAATATACTAAATTTTTAAGACAAATGGTAAAAAAAATAAAAATATTTAAAAATAGCGTAAACATTTGGAATAAAGCGTAAATGTAAAGCGTAAATATTTGATAAAATGAAAAATAATTGTACGCTTTTGAAAAATTTGTATTATATTAAAAGTAAATTATGGATGAAATTTTGCTTAACAAGCGGCTTATTGGAGCATATAACGACGTAAAATTTTATTTCGTTGACGGTGTTTACATCCGCAATAATGTATTTATAGACTTTACCGAGGGTGGAAATAATGGCCGCTATGATTGGATTCCCAAAAACGAGATATGGCTTGAATTTCCTATTGATACACGTGATACCGTCCCGATTATGGTACATGAATATATAGAATATATGAAAATGTTGGTTGACGCTTGGGGCTATGATAAAGCCCATGATTATGCAAACACTTTTGAAATACAATTCCGCAAAACAGAATACCCAAGCCAAGATTGCATGTTTACGTTTACTTGTTTTATGAATGGTATAACATACGCAGAATCAAAAGACAAAGAAAAAATACAATACAATCTTGAATCCGAAGGCGTAAACATTACAAAAAGCGCCGATGGAACCTATGAGGCCGACGCTTTCAAAGCGGGAACCTGGAGCGACACCTCTGGGAAAGCCACCACGTACACGGAAAAAGACATTGACGAAATTGCTACGATCTATAATAGAAATAAAAAATTTGGAGAAGCGCCTGTCGTTATCGGACATCCACAGATGGACCATCCGGCCTATGGTTGGATAGATTCCGCTATTTCCCGCGGCGGGCACCTGATTTTAAAACTCAAAGAATTAAACGATGGATTTGTCAAGGCCGTTCAATCCGGCGCATATAAAACAAAATCCCTTGCACTTTACGGATCGAAATACATAAAACACCTTGGCGTACTCGGAGCATACCGCCCGGCGGTTCCAGGACTGGAAAACCTGAAATTCACAGAAAACAATTTACAACAAATAACCCTTTATTATTCGGAGGAACCTATGGCAGAAAACACAATTGATCTTAAAGAATATAATGAGATCAAAACTGATGTGAGCTGGATGAAAAGGATTTTTGGAGGCGGACAAAAAAATTTTTCCGAACCAAACCCGGAAATCGAGACGCTCAAAAAGCAGCTTGCCGATTTAACTGCTCAGTTTGCAGAGCAGTTAAAAACCGTTGAAACCCTGACGGCGGAAAACGCAGACCTGAAAAAGAAAACTGAACCAACCCCGGAAGATTTTAAAACGTTTTGTGAAACACTGGTCAAAGACGGAAAAATACGCTCGGCGGATGTCCCTATCGAGGTTGAGAATCTCGAATCCAGGAGGACGGCTGACAAAGTGAGCAATTTCGCTGAGGGCGATGGGAAAAAATCAAAGGTTGACACATACAAGGAGATACTTTCCAAAAGAGGAAAAATTGTCACCTTTGGGGAGCTTGATCTTCCCGTGGATCAAAAGCCGGTATCGGCGAGTGAAATTGACAACCAGATTGACAAGCGTACTCGTGAAATAGCAAAAGAAAAATCAATTGACTATGCGGAGGCTTTTGACTTGGCTCAGATTGAGCTTGTCGAAAAATACCCGGAACAGTTTAAACAGTTTACAATGTCTATAGCAAAATAACATTCACAAAGGAGTAACAAAATGGGTAGTTACAATATATTTCCAATTGACCGACCCGAAGATGCATCGGCTGATTTGTCAACGCATCAATACAAATTAGTGGTCAAAGATTCTACTACCGGATACGTAGCACTCCCGACCGCACTTGGTCAGAGAGCTGCCGGAGTAATCGCAAACGTTCCATCTGCAACAGCACACGGACAATTTGCCGTGCAGCTTGGATACATGGGAATTCAGCGTATCGCTGTACTCGGAGCGTATAGCATAGGCACAATTATTTATCCATATTATAGCGCAACAGTAGCGGATAACGGACTTGGATGCAATCTTGCAAATGCCGGAAGCAAACCGTTGGCAAGGGCTATCACTCTTCAGGCATCAACTGCCAAAGGCGATGTTGTCGCTTGTCTAATGCTTGAAAGTGTTTTCAATGAACAGACAAGCTATGGAGTATTTAGTTCCACCACTGCTGGAATCGGGATTCCCCTTTCCGCAACGCAGACAAAAGCTTTCAGCGTTTATGCAGACGACGGCGGGGCTGTTATTGCCGCAGGTCAATCTGTACGCGCCGGAATCGAGAGAACACTCGTAACCGCAGTCCATACCGGGGATATGTCAATCGGCGGTAATCAGGGGCAAGTGAAAATAACATCTGACTTATCCGGAGTTACCGGTCATGTTTATGGCCTGTGGGGATATTGCGAATGTACAGCAACAGCAAGCCTAGCAGCGCTGACCGCCGGGGTGCTTGCTATGATTGACGTTCCGACAAGCGCGGTTATTGCATCCGGATACGTTGCGGCGCTTCGCACAGGATCACAGACGCTTGCCGGAACTCATACGGGTAAAGCGGTTTGTTGCGCGTTCGAACAACCACTTGCTGGAGCATTCGATGCGTGGGCAAAATTTGGAACGTCAAGCGGTATTTCTTCAAATGCCGGGGGTACGTTGACAATTACAAAGAAAATCGCAATTTACGATGATGCAGGAAATCTGATTTACATTCCTGCCGGAACAATCGCAGGTGGATAAAAGAAATTTTCAACGAATACAAACTTTAACAAAGGACTTATATGTCGAATCCTCAAGTATCAACTCTTGTAATACCACAAGCGATACAGAATTTCAGTCTGGAGTATACACCTCCTGAATTGATTAATGAGCGCGTCGCGCCCATTGTGTCGCTTCCGTCTTTACAGAGTAAAGTTTTAAAATATCAGAAGGGCAATCTCTTCCAGTTTACGCCCGGACAGGCGCGGCGTGAAATAGGTACTCGTCGCCACGAATTGCAATTTCAGGCAGGAATGGTCACGGCAAACCCGCAACAGTACAGCGAGGCAATTCCGATACCCGACGAACTTATCGAGTTGATGAATACGCCGGGACAACTTCCGCTTAAACCATTACAAGATGCGACAAAAAAATTGATATGGTCAATCTCTATGGAACGTGAATATCAGATCAGTAAATTGATTTTCAGCCCTGCCAGTGCTGCATATTATTGGGCGGATGCAACCAGCGGCGGGACTGATATACAGGGGCATTGGGGTCTTGCCACAACGTCAAATACGTTTAAAGACGACATTTGGGCTGCAAAATCTGCAATCCTTAACGCCTCCGGGAAAGAACCGAATGTACTTGTCATTGATTATTCGACTTTTATGGCTCAGAAAAAGAACCCGAATATCCGAGACGATATTAAATATACGCAGCTTGCAATTACAACCGTCGGACTTTTGGCTGAATTGCTTGAACTTGACGAGGTGATAGTTGCAAAAAGCATGTATGATGCGGGACCCGACAACATCAACGATACCCTGAGTACTCCGACGAGTTTTACAAAATTCTGGAATCCGAGCGGAAAAGGAAATGCGTTTTTGTTTTATCGGGAAGCGCCCGCAATGTATTCTGTTGCATCATTGTATCAATATAGGTTCCCGTACAAAGGCAGTCTGAGATACATGAGAACGTATTATGACGAACAGACCAGCTCTCAGATGATGCATGTGACTGAATATGTCGATCCGTCACCGGTTGCACTTGATACCGGATGGGTTTTTAAAAATTGTATTACCGCATAGTTTTTCTTTCTGTTGTGGTTGACTTCGGGGAGTGTTCCTTTCCACTCCCCGATTAAAAAAGGATTGTATGGGATATTGCTCTCAAACAGACATTGCAAATACGATACCGCTTTCAGTCATTTATCAATTGACATGTGATAGCGGAAACGCCGATCACGTTGATACCGATAAATTGAATGAGGCTATCCGTAAAGCTGACAGCATTATTGACGGGTATTTACGTGGGCGTTTTGTATTGCCATTGTCAACGGTTCCCGCCGCAATCCGAGACCTGAGCATAAAATTAACCATTTACTATTTGTATGAGCGATCTTTGTCTTTGACAATGCCGGAGTCTGTAAAATGGAGTTATGTAAATGCAACAAAGAAATTGACCGAAATACAGACTGGTATGTTTACTCCCTTTGAGCAGACAGATAATCCGGTATGGTTTAATTCAAACAATCAAACGGTAATTGATGATTGGAATTTGATTACTGATTACGGGGTAAAATACCATATATGATAGGCGCAATTTTAACCGGGATTTCCACGTCTTTGAGCAGTGCCGGGCTTGATGTCACGGAAATTGCGTATAAGGATTTGATCGACGGTACTAAAAATCTGCGACTGCCTGCTGTAAATATTATGATTAACAATGCGCGAATGGAACGAATAACCGTTGGCCAACATTTACCAACATTCAAGCATGTTGTTACCGTTTCATTGCTTTTAATTGTTCCTTTCATGGGTCCATCAATTCAACGGGAATTGGATAGAAAAGAAAAAATATCCGATTTGATCGAGGCAATTGTAAACAGGTTGACTAATAAAAAATTTGGGCTTTCCCTTGAAAATCCATTATTCCCGTTATCGTGGAGAAATATTACGACATTAGAATTAGCAATGGTGCAACGGCAGATGTACCAAGTAGATTTTTGGTGCTCATTTACGACAAGTGCAGAAGACGACGATACATCCGACCAAGACATAACCGCAATATTAATGGAAGTGTGGAAAGTCCCGGATTATGATATGGAACACGACAACCCGACACAAACGGCTTTATTGCCTTTAACATAAGGAGAATGAAATGTCAAGTACAAATATTCATTTTGACCAAATACCGAGTGGTTTACGCAGACCGCAGATATTAATTGAACAGAACACAAAAAATGCTATCAGAGGTTTGATCGGCGGCCTTGATCGTATTGTACTCATAGCCCAGCGGTTGACATCGGGAACGGTTCCACTTAAAAAGGACGCGCAAAATGCGGATATGACCTATACCGCAATAACCGATGTTTATGATGAGGCGGATGCATTGAAATATTTTGGCGCTGGGTCAGTCGCTCATCTAACGGCAAAAGAATTATTTTACGCGGCACAGACGTTAGGCGCTAAAGTACAAGTATCAATTTTGGGTATTGCCGATGCTGCGGGCGTTAAATCGGTGCATACCATTGAGGTTACGAACGCTACAGCCCCGGCGGATGGAATTTTAAATGTGTGGGTCGGGGAAAATCTTGTGCAGGTTGGCTATGTTTCCGGCGCGACACACGACACAATCGCGGCGGCGGTACGTGCAGCGCTTGTGGCTATCGCAAATGTTTTGCCGGTTGTCGTAACCGGTTCGGCGGAATTTATCATATTGACGGCTAAGCATTTTGGATGCGTCGGAAACTATACCCATGTTTCCGCAATTTCCGAATCTACGTCTCCGCTGACGGTAACAGTGACGCATACTACTCCTGGCTCTGTTGATCCGACGCTTGGAGCATACACGTCTGCGGCGGCTCCTCTCTATGCGCTACAAGGGGCGAACAAAACGATCATAGTAAATACGTTACCGCAACTTGGAGCGGCGACATCCTATTTACCTGTAAACGTTGACTCATGCGCCGATCTGGTTGATTTCGTTTGCAGCTACGATCAAAAGCGGTACGCAATACAGCTTATATGTGTTGACGAAACAGTAGGGGCAGAAGCGAACATCAAAACCGCATTCGGAACATCATTAAATCACTGGCGGACAATGTGCGGATACATTGACTATACGACCGGAAATTGTGCAAAAATGGAAAATTATAAAATTGTAGGGGCGCTTGCCGCTGCTTTATGCAGTACGGCAGATGAGGCGGTCCCATACGACGACGTTATTCTCCCAGGCGTTCCAGCCCCGGTAATTGACGACCGGCTTGACGCGAAACTTGAAACGCTTTTGTGGAGCGGTTTAACCCCGATCTATGTGATCCCTGGGGAAAACGTCGCAATAAACAGAGCGATCACGACGCATACCGTAAACGCGCAGAGTGTACCGGAACCGGCGCTATTGGATATTAACACGCCGAGAACGCTTGACCGGGTTTGTCGTGAAATTATCGCCAGGTATTCAAGCGTGTTTACAGGTGCAAACAAAAAGGCAACGCCTGGCAAACCAAAAGTCGCGGTATCTCAGGGGTTGGAGGTATTGAGTCTTTTAGAACAGGCTGAAATAGTCAAAAACGTCCAGGCGCATAAAGCCGAATTTATCGCTGAATATGATTTATCAAGCCCGACGCAGCTTGACATTGAAGTCCCGACTGCGATTGTCGAACCGCTTCATATTGTTGCGGCAAAAGTCCGATTAATTTACGAATAAAAAAGGAGTGTAAATATTATGTCGAATTATATTACCAGGTTTACGCTTGAACTTGCAGGGCGCAGAATTGACGACTGGGCGGATTTTAAAGAGGATGAAATCGTACTCAATAAGGTCATCCCGCTTGTCAATAAAAGCGGCAGCGCCCCGGTAACGCAGAGATTTGGATTTGAAGCGACGTATGTTGTACCTACTGTAAACCCATTTGATTTCATGGCAAACCGTGGCGCAGTCGGAAGCGCTACGGTAGAATATGACGATGGTGAACGCATTGATTACGGAGGCGTGAAAGTCGTAAGCGTCGCAGCGGACCCGGTAGGCGGGGAAAACGAATTGAAGCGCAAGGTGAAGTTTTTTGCCGCAACCCGTAACGGTTTGATCGGAAGTGAGTAAAAAATGGGTTTGCTTGAACGATTGAAAGCAGGAATAAATAACGTCAAGTTGATCGATTTTCCCGGATCAACCGACAAAGTGTGTTTGCGGGTTTTGTCGTTACAAGAACGCCAGGACGCGGGGTTTGCAACGGCAAAGCTATTTGAAGGTCAAAAAATAATAGTCAACGGCGTTACGGTTGATGAATATACCGCCGAACTGTCAACCCAAATTTTATTTAGAGCACTCAGAGACCCGACGGATCAAGACAAAGGAATAGCCTCAGACATTTCGGAATTTCGCAGGGGAATGACTGAGGCAGAAATTGCATATTTCGCCGATGAATACCGGGCCTTTGAAAAAGAGTGCTCACCCTCTCCTGAGAATCTGTCAAGCGATGAGTTTGATAGGATTATCAATGACGTAAAAAAAAATGCTACACAAGCAATATCGAATCTTTCCTCTATACACACGCTGAAAAGGCTTTGTCTCTTTTTGGCGTGCCCGCCTCAAAGTTGACATTTGGACAGGTGCTCTATATGAGTAGTATGGAGCAAGCAATTGAAAACAAGAAACAAGGTGTTACCCCGATAATACGGGATAAGGAAAAGGTTGATAATGGTTAATAAAGAATATGCGTTACGATTATCATTATTAAACCAGGGCTACCACGACGGGTTGAAAAAATCCGAAATGCAAACCAGGGCGAGCGTGAAGGCTATTACCGGACACCTTGAACACCAAATGCGTGCAATCGGTCGTTATTTCGCCGCCGCGTTTACAATAGGTGCGATTTTCAAAGCTGGAAAAGAAGTTATGGATTTTGACGCATCGTTGACACGGCTTAGATTAGACGCCTCAATGTCGGCAAAAGAAATGATGGAATTTAAAGATAAAGTTTTCGACACGTCGTTAAAAACAGGCGCGGGGACTGATGCAATAATGGAATTAAGCAAATCGGCTTATCATACGTCTAAAAATATAGGATTTGTAAACGACGAGTTGGAATTTATGTCGGGCGTGATGAAAGCAAGCGGGGCAGAAGGTTCGCAACTTGGCGAGACGCTGGGGAAGATTGCGGCGACGACGAAGTTGTCAAAAGTAGAATTCGAAAG